CAACACCACAGGAAACTATAACACTGCTAACGGAATGTATTCTCTCTTCTTCAACACCACAGGAAACAATAACACCGCTAATGGAATGTATTCTCTCCACGATTTAGGTTTAGCCCAAACAGCAGGAGCATTTAATATTGGAACAAGTTATACAATAAAAACAGTTGGTGATACAAACTTCACAGCAATCGGTTCAGCTAACAATGATGTTGGAACAGTCTTTACAGCATCAGGAGCGGGGACAGGCACAGGAACAGCAACTCCTAACGGAACGAATAATAACACAACGATTGGCTATAACACTGGTAGAGGAATAATCTATGGAGCAAATAACACAATTCTTGGAGCAAATGTTACAGGACTAGATGCTGGACTTTCAAACAATATAATTATCGCAGATGGAGGGGGAAATCAGAGGATAAATGTTGATGAAAACGGCAACGTCGGCATCGGGGTTACAGACCCAGATACTAAACTAGAAGTCTTTAACGCAGGTAACCAATTAAAGTTAAGTTTTGATGCTACAGACAACGCTACTTTTGCTGTTAATACAGATGGTGAGTTAGAGATTATGCCAACAGCTAGAACACTTTACTTAGGAGATGGTACAGCCGGAGATGCTACTTTTGGATTTTATGGTAATACCTCTGTTTTTACTCTAGCTCACGATGATAGCGAAAGGGAGTTAGCTTTATCAGATAATGATGCAACTAATAAAGCAGTAATAGAAGCTGATGGCACAGTTAGATTTGATGGAACTGCTACTGTTTGGAAAGATATAAACGTGGGAGCGGCTCAATTAAGCAGACCTGCTTCCTCTCAGCCAGATGAAGATAACTTTTTAACAGAAGCAGGGGCAGATACAGGAATTACTACCTTAGCTTACGCTGTAGGAGAAAAAGCATCTGGCAGTTTTGAGATGCAACACGATTATAAGGAAGGGACTGATTTTACTTTTCATATCCATTGGCAGGGGATAACTGCCCCATCTGGTACAGATAATGTTCAGTGGAGAATTACTTACGTTTTAATGCGAGATGATACAACATTAGATGCAGTTACAACGGTAGATTCAGCAGACACCGTTATAGACACTCAATATGAATGTTACCGAACAGATGTTGTAGTAGTCGCTGGGGCAACAAAAGGAAATGATGGCGGGGGTATCCATATAGGCGACCAGTTTTTATTCACAATAGAGAGAGTAGCCTCTACTGGAGATGCTTATGCAGGGGATGCTTTAGTTGCTACAATGGGCATACATTATCAAATCGATACCATCGGGAGCAGGCAAATTATAGATAAATAGATTATTAGTTTATAATAAGGATATATATGACAGACATAAACGAAAAATACGTCTATGAGTCCGAAGTGACTAAAGATGTCAAAGACAGAAAGATAGTCAGATCATACGACAAAGCAGTCGTAGATGAGGCTTTTACTATCAATGAGCTAGAGGCTAAGATAGCTAGGATTGTGAAAAATAAGACTGACACAATCGCTAGTCTTGATGCAGAGATAGCTAAGTTCCAAGAGAAGATAGATGAAGCAACAGTAGCACTGACAGTAGTGGTAAAATAAACTATTAATATTTCTAAAAGGAAAAACCTATGAGAATAAATATAAAAGCTAATGTTAAAGGCTATAAGGGAAATGATTTAGTAGAGCCAGCAGATCCGGCAAGAGGAGTTAAGAAAGAGAAAAAATTAACAGTTAGAGACATTTTAAATCAAGTTATTAACGGTATTTTTATTACTCAACAAGGTAGGCCTGCTACTCTTTCTGCCGAAGCCAAAGGTCGTATCTATCAGCTTTCAACCAAGCTGTGGAACGCTAAAAAGAATATAAGCTTGTCAGTAGAAGAAGTTGCATTTATAAAGAAGAGAGCCGGTGAAGTTTCTAATATTACTCCTCTAGTTTATGGTCGAGTAGTTGATCTTTTAGAACAAAATGATGGTAAAACAGAAGAAACGGATAATAAGAAAAGCTAAACCTTTAAAGGTAAAAAAGGTTAAAGGTCAAATTGCTACCTTAAAGGTAATCCCTTACAAGGGTTGTATGGTCTATTTGAGGCGAATCGGAGTAACTATTTTCGAGTATTTGGTTGTTTTTGATGGTCAAATTTATTCTTCTTATTGGATAATTAAACCGGATAAGGGTAGAAAGACCTTAACCAAGGATCAGATAACTCACGCAGGGGCTTTGGTTATGGCTGGGGCTTGCACAACAATCGATTACCATCTTGGGGAGGCGGTAAATAAAGAAACGGAAGGTTTGGTAAGAACCTTTGAAAAGGGTCGAGATATGTTAAATTAGTATTATGACAACAGATGAAGAGCTAATGGAAGTTGGTCCGGCAACAAAGCCAGAAGCACCAAAAGAAGAGGTTGATCCCTATGAGGGTTTAGCTCAACAAGTTCAAGCAGAATACAATCTTGCTTGGAAACATCAGTCGGCTAAGATAGACGAATGGAGTATCAGACTTAAACTCTATAACAATCAGAAGAGAGCCAAAGAAGATGTCGGCGATACTACTATGTTCACAATCTTTCAAACGGTTCTGGCTTCGTTATATATAGACCGGCTGGCAGTTATTTTTAGAGGCAGGGAAGATGGGGATGAGGACACCGGAGAGAACTTAACCCTGATGGCAGAGAACGATTATGTCGATATGGAGAAAGACGAGCTGGATTATAACTGGCTTTGGAATACTCTTTTTTTTGGTCGTGGTCTAGTTTTGTTGCAGGAGTATGAGAGAGATTCCAAGAATAAGATTTACTTGCCTTTACCTGAAAATATTGATCCTCTTAGTTGGTTAAAAGATCCTGATGCTACCTCAGTCAATGGAGATAGAAAGGGTAACGGTTCGGCTCTTTACATGGGTAGGCCGATAAAAATGACGAGAGATGAAGTTAAAACCCATCCTTATATTTTTGATGATGATTTTAGAGGGATCAGAGTTGGTAATGGTCCTAAAAACCTTTTACAGAAAGCACAAGAGGCTAGAGATACGGCACAAGGTAGAGATAACCAAAAGAAAGGTGATACTAAATCTCTTGGAGTTAACACTAGATACAATGTGACCGAGTGGTATACACATTGGACAGTTAAGGGAAAAGTAGTAAAGGTGAAAGTATGGCTAGCAAATGAGAGATCTAAGGTGATTGGTATTCAAATCCTAAAGAGTGAAGCTAAGAGAGTGTTCTGGCCGATAATTGATAGACCTCTTTATCCTACTTCTGGTGATTGGGATGGTACATCGATCCCGGATCTAACAGAAGATAAACAGCGACAGAGGGCTATTGCTCAAAACTTGGGTATAAAACTAATGACAGCTGATCTTTACCCCATGTATATCTATGATTCCACCAAGATAACTAATAGAAAGGATCTAAACTTTGGATTCAACAAATTTGTTCCTATGGATGGTAAAGGTGAGAATCTAAACTCGGCTATTATGCCTTTAAACAAAGCTAATCCTAATTTGGGCTTATTGAATTTCATCTATACATCTCTTGATCTTTCTGCTCAAAAGGCTACTGCTACTCCTGATATTCAACAGGGTATGCAGTCTGAGAAAGATAGACCGCTTGGAGAAACTAATTTATTGCAATCAAATGTAACAACTAGATACTCTTTGTCAGCTAAGATCCTTGGTTGGTCCGAGAAAAGGTTTTGGCAACAATGGTATCGGCTTTATAAAGACAACTTCCAAGATAATATTGACGAGAAGATACTAAGGCTAGAGGGTGCGTTTGGTCCTAAATGGAGAGGTCTTGGTAGAGATAATATGATTCTTAATCTTGATCCTGATATAAAGATCGAGAGTCAGATTTTAAGTAGAGCTAAACAACTAGAAGAGAGACAATCGTTAACTGAGTATTACGGCTTTGCTTTACAAGATCCTACTGCTAATAGGCGCTGGGGTTTAAAAAATCTGGGTACTAAATACGGTTTAAAGAAAGATGAGATTGATAGGCTCTTCCCTCCTACCATTGATGAGAGGATAGCCGAAGATGAAAACGACCTGCTTAATAAAGATAAATTACCTTTGGTTAAGGCCGAAGATGATCACAATGTTCATTTAGAGATGCATTCAAAGGCTCGTGATACCAATGCTAAAGAGGCTCATGTTGAAACTCACAAGAAAGCGTTATCCATTAAAAAGGTTAAGCCTGAATTGTTCCCTGAAGATCAAGAACAGACGGCTTACCAAGATCCAGAGTCAGATAAACTAACACCACCTAACTCTTCTGGTGGCGGTCAAGTCCCTCCAAGTAGATCTTCCGGACAGGCAGTAGCTTAATATGACAGATAAATTATTTGATACCGAAGAAAAAAAAGAGGTGGCATTAGCTACTTTTCAAGGTGGGGTAACAACACCCTTTTGGCTTTTGATGGTACAGATGCTAGAAGTTGATATTGGAAGTCTTAAAGAGCTTATATTGCTTGGTATCAACACTAAGGGAGAACCAGCTACTAAAAAGGAAATGGATAAGCTAAGGGATTGTCTAAGGATCTACCAAGAGGTTTTAGATACTCCTAAGACGATGATTGAGAAACTTACTAGAGTTGAGACAGAAGAACCCACCCTTGATCCATACCCAACCTTAAAAGAGGAACGAAAAAAGCTAAACGGTTGACTTTGAAACCGCTAGCATTTATCATTGATTATTATTAGTAATACGGAAAAACCGAAAAAACTATGCCAGAACCAAACACACCCCCCGAATTAGTCCTTGACGAAGTTGTTGCTGTAGAAGTAGATCAACTATCAGAAGATCAGAAAACTTTCTTAGAAACGAATAAGGCTGATTTAACAGAAGAACAAGCTGAGAAGTTTAGTATTACAAAAGAAGAAGAAGAAGAAGAGGAAGAAGAGGAAGAGCCAAGAACAAGAGCGCCAGCAACACCTCCAACAAAACCAAAAGACGATGATGAAGAGATTGATGAGGAAGATAACGCTAGAATTAGTAAAATAGTCGATCAAAGATTAAAAACAGCCGGTGTAGGAGATACTAGAGATCAATTACAAGTCGATTCTGTTATTCGTGATGATCCCACATTAGCTCCTTATCGTGCTAGAGCTTTAAAATATATGACAGTTCACCCTACCCTTGTTGCTCAAGATGCTTTAAATATTGTTACTGCTAAGGATCAACAGAAACTTGGCGCTCAAAAAGAAAGAGAAGCTCAAGAGAAAGCAGGAAGCACACGAAATAGTGGCGGTAGTCCTAGACCTACAGGTACTACTACTGGCATTGATTGGAGTAAAGCTACTCCAGAACAGATGGCAGATCAGAGAGCTAAGGTACTTCAAAATAGTAGAGATTAATTATTATAAAATATAAATATGGCACAATTAGAAAACAAAGAAAGAGAAGAATTACTAAAACTTAGTGTTAAAGATCTAAGAATCAAAGCGGTTAAGCTGGGAATGACCGAGGCTGGGGCTGAGGCATTTGAAACCAAGAAACCTCTTGTCGCTACTATTGAAGCTCTTAGTGTTAAGAAACTTGTAGAGATAGAATCCCCCGGAAAATTAAAACAAGAGAATAAAGAGTATTTAAGCAAGAAAGAAATAATGAGAAGAAAGTTAATGAAGCAGAGAAAGGTTAGGATCTTGATACCATGTCAGGGATCAGAAAAGCCGGGAGTAATTAAGTGGGTTAAGAATAAGACCAATGGAATACCTGAACAGGTATATGTTAAAGGGGCTTATACTCCTGTCCAATTAAACGGATATAAGTGGCTTGTTCCTCATGGTATTTATGCTGAAGTACCTGAACAAATAGCGGATCAAATCGCTAATTCTCAAAATGTAGAAACAGAAAATGTTGGTAAAGCATTTTTAGTCGATAGGGATGATCCTAAAACAGGTAAGGCTGTTAGAGATACCTTAGAATAATAATCATCTTCTTGACAAAAATATTCTGATTCTCTATATTTAAGTATTAGCGATAAACGGAAAAACCGGCGCTGAGCATTATAGCTCAGGGCCTTTTTTTTGTTAAGCATTAATTTAAATCTAAAAAAACTATGGCAGACATGACAACAAGAACAGAAATTCCAGCAGAAGTTAATAACTGGTATAACAAATTATTGCTTGATCGTGCTACTCCTATTTTGCTCCACAATCGTTTTGCTCAAATTAAAGATCTGGCTCGTAAAGCTGGTACAAATGTAATTAAATTCCGAAGATACGGTGTCTTGGCCGCCGCCACAACCGCTTTAAGTGAGGGTGTCACTCCTGCTGGTAACCAACTTTCTACAACAGAGCTTACTGCTACAGTCTTACAATATGGTGATTATGTAACCGTAACCGACATTGTTGATATGCAAAGCTATGATCCTGTGCTTATGGGTGTAGCCGAAGATGTTCTTGGAGATCAAGTCGGAGATACTTTAGACCAACTTTGCCGAGATATTATTGCCGCCGGTACTACAGTTCAGTTCGCTTCAACGGCTACTGATATAACAGAAATCGGTCCTGCTATGAAATTGAATCGCACAGAAGTTAAAGAAATGGTTAGAACTCTCCGCACAAACAAAGCTAAGCCTTTAATGAAAATGGTTAATCCCTCAACCGGATATAACACAACTCCATTAGGTAGATCCTTTGTAGGAATTATAAGTGAATACACTCTTAACGATTTAGATGATGCTACAGGATGGGTTCCAGTTGAGAAGTATCCTAACAAGTCTAATGTGATGGAAGATGAAGTTGGCTCTCTTGCTAATGTTCGTTTCTTAATGAGTACCAATGCTAAAACAAAAACTGGTACTTTAGTAACAACTGTTCACTGTACTTTAATCTTCGGTACTAGAGCTTATGCTCAAACCCGAATCTCAGGTGAATCTTTGAAAAACATTGTTAAACCTTTAGGCTCCGCCGGATCAGCAGATCCTTTGAATCAACGAGCAACAAGTGGCTGGAAAGCTACCTATGTCGCTAGAATCCTGAATCAAAGCTGGATCGGTAGAATCGAACATGCAGTTACAGAATAATAATTTATTAATATAAAACAAAAAAACTATGGCAGCAACACAAACACAATCATCCGATAAAGGTATCGTACATCGAGCAGTAGGTTCTTATTTAGATGCCGGAACTGCCGCCGCTTTCGTACTTACAGTTGGATTTCAACCTCGCTATGTGAGAGTTGTTAATGAAGATGGTGATTGTTTTGAAGAGTGGTTTGAGGGTATGGCAGATGCAGAGTCCATGAAAATGTTGACCGGTGGAACTTATGCAAAGATGACTTCTCATGGAATAACAGTTTCAGCAACAGGCTTCACAGTCGGTTTAGATACAGATATCAATGTAACTAGCCAACAATTAAGCTGGGTAGCATTCGGTTAAAATTATAAAATTAGTTAAATAAATATGAATACAGCTAGTATTAACTCAGAAACAACTCATGGAAATCTTGGATTAGAACAGGTCCTTAATTCACTTGCTTTGGCAGATGGATTACCAGCAACTGAGGGTAATACCTATGTTGTCATTCCTGCTACCGATACAGCTTACGGTGAATATGTAAACAGATATCAAGAGATTTACGCAGACGGTACAGCTAGGATTCAAACAAGTTTATCTAGTGCTTATGATGCAACTACTACTAATAGAGGGGATGTAATCTTACTTTCAGGTTCCGGCGCTCATGCAGTAACTTCAATGTTGACTATCAGTAAAAGTCGAATCCACTTTGTAGGAATGAATTTAAGAGGCGGAAATGGAGTCGGTATGGGTGCAAGATCAAGAATTACAATGGGAGATAGCACAGTAGCGGCAGACATAGCCTTAATGCAAAATACAGGAGTAGGCAATACTTTCGACAATATCAAATTTGACAGTTCCAGCACAGAAGCTTTAAGCATCTGGGGTGTAGCTGAGGGCGGAGAATATACAATCTATAGAAATTGTGAGTTCTACAAATCAACTGACTTAGCTGTAACACTTTCAGGAGAGTTATTAGAGAATGGTGACAGTTGCCAATACATAAATTGTAGTTTCGGCTCAAGTGCGAACGCAGTAACAACTGGGATCATTCATCCATGTGTAGAATTTAAGAGAGAAGTAATTGCTGGTAGGTTCTCACGAGATGCTTATTTCAAAGATTGTCTCTTCCTAAGATACGCCGGAGGTACTGCTAACTCTTTCGTAGATGCAACTGGAGTAAATGATGTAAACAGAATGGCAATGTTCAAGAATTGTGACTTTGTAGCAAATGAAATTGGTTCAGTTCCCGCAGAAGCTATTACCTGTAGCGGCGGAAAACAAGAGCGTGGAGCAATCATGTTAAGTGACTCTACCTGCTTTAACTGTACTTTAATGACAGAAGCTTCAGTCGGAGTATTCGTTTCCGGCCCAACAAGTGTTCACAACACTTCTGGCATAGCTAAAGACGGTTAATATTTATTTTAATTAAATAATGAAAGAAGAAACAAAACAATCCTTTAGTAAAAAATCAAAAGGCTATTACACAGATGTTGTTTGGCGACAAAGAAAAGACGGCAAATGGGATAAAGTATGGCTTAACGGTAAGAAAAGAGTTCGAACTGAGAAATTTGATTTACCTTATTCAGATTAAGGAGATATAAATGCCCGAAGTTAATGTAGATATCCTAACAGCAGGAGATGGACAAGTAGTCCACGACCCTTTATTTTCTCCTGTAAGATGTGAAAAATTAGTTACCCTTGATAGTGCTACCGAGAATGCTTGGGGCGATATTAGTGGTACTAGAAAGGCTGGGGTTTTATTTACGGTTACAGGTACGGTTAGACTTAGAATTATTGGTGTATGTGAAGCTACCGTTGTCGGAGCTGGAAAATTAGAGGTTGGAATAACTGGAAATACTGCTGTTGCTTTGGCTCAAATTGCTAACACTACTACTTTTGATGTAAATATGACTTGGCTTGATTCAACTCCTGCTTTGGGTGAGGGTGAAGCTCCTGTATTTCATCCTGTTGGCGGTGGATTAGATATCATTCAAACGGTTGGGACGGCTAACATTACTGCCGGGGAACTTGACTACTATTGCTTTTGGCGCCCCTTATCATCTGACGGATTGGTTGTTACAGCTTAGTTTAACCAGATTTTAGTGTAGAATGAGTTATGCCGTTTCAAAAAGGAAATACATTAGGTGTTGGAAATAAGTATAGTTTGGGTAGAGTTCCTTGGAATAAAGACTTGAAGGTAGATAGGGAAAAATATCCTAAAATGGGTGCTTTTGGAAAGAGAAGTAAGGATCAAAGAAAAAGGATTAGTGATGGACATAAGGGGCAAAAGAGTTGGAATAAAGGCAAGAAATTTCTGCAGGTTGAGGGAGAGAATAATTCAGAGTGGAAAGGAGATGATGTTGGTTATAGAGCATTACATCATTGGGTTAAAAGACATTTTGGCGTAGCTGATAAATGCCGTGTATGTGGTAAGTTACAAACAGAAAGCGGTAAGATGATTCATTGGTCAAATATTTCTGGAAAATACAAGAGACAAAAAGATGATTGGCAAAAATTATGTGCCAAGTGTCATAAAAATTATGATTTAAACATTTTACAAGGAGGTCAAAATAACGCCTTTGAAATTTGCTGCTCATGTTAGGCGAGGAACACGGACCAACTCTACTACATTTTCTGATACGGATCTTTTAGGGTGGATGGAGGTTAGACAGGATGAAATTGCCAGGGCTATTGTAAAGGCTGATGAAGATATTTTACTGATTCCCCAAAAGGATGATTTAGTGGCGAATCAAAGAGTATATTCTTTTCCAACAGATATTTTGTCTAGTATTAAGCGTGTTGAAGCTAAATTAGATGAAACTGACTATATCAAATTAGGAGAGTTTGATATGACTCAATATAGTAGAACAATTTTAACGGAAGCTGACATTACCAATAATTTTGCTAACTTGGAGGGTGAAGCATTTTTTGACATTTTAAGAAAATCAATAAAGATATATTCTGGAACTATTACCAGTGTGACTGATGGACTCTATATTTGGTGTAATACATGGCCCGCAGTCATCACAGATCTAACAAATGAGATTGATATGAGTATCGACCCTTCTACAACAACACACGGTATTCCTAGAGCCTTACATGAGATCTGGGCCAGGGGCGTGATTATTGACTACAAAGGAAGTAGGCAAAAACCCATTCCTTTAACTGAGGTAGAACTGAATTACCGGGTAGATAAAGCAGAGGCCATTGATTCTCTTAAACCGGCAAACTTGGACAGAGAGGTTATTGGTCGTCTTCCACCTGCCAGCGAAAGGGGGAATGATGGAGCTGATTATTAATGGCTTGGTCAAAAGTTACTAAATCAACTACTAGCTTTGGGAAGGTAGTCAAACCGGCTACTACTTTTGCTAAGAATGTAAAGCCAACTACTACTTTTGAGGGAGGTAGGAAATATACGCCCATGTATTTACTTAATCAAACAGGTGGTCGCCTTTTATTGCAAAGTGGGTTGTTTATGAATATAGGCGAGGTTCAACAAAATACCTTTGATTTAACCGTTAAACCAGCTACAAGTTTTACTAAAATAGCAAAAACATAATATGGCAGCAGAAGTAGATAAAAAACTAACAGACTTAACAGAGATAACAACTCCGGCAAGAGCAGATTTGTTTCATGTGGGTGATGTATCAGATGATACCGATGATCCAGCCGGTACTTCTAAGAAACATACTTTTCAAAATCTTTCTAGGGCTATTGTTCCTGTTTACAATGTTAAAGACTATGGTGCCTTGGGTGATGGTTCGACCAATGATACAGCCGCAATTCAGGCGACCATAGACGCTTGCCCCGACAGTGCTGGAGGGAGAGGTGGTAGTAAGGTCATCTTTCCCGATGGAGAATATTTAGTAACAGATTCTTTAGTGCTTAAGCATGGAATAGGAATAGAGGGAATGAGTTATTATCAACCCTATATTAAGGCAAATATGGATAAAGCCATCTTTACTGATAGCGGGGCTAGCACAGCTGGTTATGCTCATTTTAATAACATACTCATGCGTAACCTTAATACTGGAACAAGTGCTTCATGCCTTAATCTACATACTGCGGCTTACTTTCGAGCCAACGGAACTTCTTTCACTTCATTGGGCGGTAAGGCAGTACACCTTGAAGCTTGTATACTAAACTATTTTAATGAATGTTATTTTGCCGGAGGAGCTTCAACTCAACATGGATTGTATTTAGCAGAAGGTTGCAATGTTAGTAGGGTAACCAACTGTACCTTTCAAGGTTCGATGGGCGGAATTTATGCCATTGGATTCGATAGTCTTACTCTCAATGGCAACCACTTTGAATCACTCAAGGGAACTGGCAGTTACTATACAGCCCGTTTTTACGCTATCACTGGTGGAACAGTAATGGGTAATTATTTTCAAAGTAACGATCAAAGGACACTGGTATTCAGCCATGTTTGTGCCGCTTTTGTCATCGGAGGAAATTATGCTCTTGGCTGGAAAAGCCTTTTTATTGATGCTAGCTCTCTAACAGATTCGGTTATCTTGCCAAATCGTTTAAGAACCAATGCCACTGACGTTGATGCTAGTGGCATTTATTTGACGAATAATG